ATGGCCACCAACCCCACCGTCTCCGAGCTGCGCAAGGCCGCCGAGATCTCCGATGAGGAGATCGATGCCGCGGTCGACGCGGTGCTGGCCGATCTTGCGGCCGAGGCCTATCCGCTCGCGAAGGGTTGGACCCTCGACCTCGTCGAGATGCTCCGGACGAACGAGCGCGCGGCCGAGGCGCTGAAGACCGACAACGCGGCCTGGAAGCGGAACATGGTCCGGACCGCGGTCCTGCTGGCGCACCCGGTGAAGGGATGAGCACGGACGAGCCCGACCCGGTCCCTGAGGCCGCGGAAGCGCTCCGGCTGCTCGGAAAGAAGGTCGAGCCCTGGAGCGACGATTTCGCGCTCTGGCTGGTCGACGGCGAGACGCTGACCGACAGCGACCTTTTGGCTCTGGCTATCCGTCTGGGCGTGATGGACTCGCCGGGGACGCTGCAATAGCCCGCCGGCATGCCTACCGAACCGCACGCTCCGGTCCGAGGCCTCGCGCTGAAGGCCCTACGCGCGGTGGCGGCCAATCCCGGCGGCCTCCGGCTGCAGGCTCACCCGTCCGTCATGCCGATGCTGGTCGAGATGGGGCTGGTTGAGTCGCGCGTGACCCGCGGCCCAGGACGCACGCGGTCGGCGTGGTACTTGACGCACGCCGGTCGCTACCTGCTGTCCCAGCTCGGGCGGCATGAGGTGCGGGCGGATTAGCTGTGACCGATGAGCAGAAGGGCTACCTGCAGGCGCTTTCGGATGTACGCGCCTGGCACCGCTGGCAGATCGGGCAGGCGCTCGGCGACGTCAGGGCTACGCTCGCCCACGAGAGCGCGATCGCGTGGCTCGACGAGTTGGTCGCCACGAAGAAGCGGCGCGCGGTGGAGGATGAAGCGGAGAGATGTGGGGGCAGGGCGCAATTTTGAAACTCGGCAGGCTAGGCGTCCGGCCCCTCAGGCGGCTGAAGCAAGCTCGCCCAGCACGCAACTTCAGCCTGTATCAAACTAGCATCACGGTCTCGATAACTCGCTCGGGAACCTTGCCGAACTAACGCCGCCTCGCCTAATTTAATCCCCACAGATTTACGCCAGGTGAGACGATGTCCATACCATCTGAGACAATGCCGGCATTTTTTGTTGATCTGGCGACAAATTGTTCCAGCACGAATAACATATCAAAATTGACTTTCGTTAGGACAGTTTTTGACACCGATCCAACAGGTGTTTCAACGAACCAGCCGACGGTTCAGCTCGTGATGGGCAACGATGTGCTCCTGAATTTGTACGCTTTCCTCGAAAGCAATGTGCAAAGACTTCTCGGGGATGGGGTGTATTCTCAATCCGATATTGACAATGCGCGAAAGGCAGCTGGCACTGGTGGGCCGCATGCCAACTGATATCCCGAATAGATCAACAGGCGGCGCCAACTATTCTAGCTCGTCTACGCAGCAAGGCGGGTTTAAACCCTATACAACAATATCTTCGCGGGCATCTTCCTCGTATCTCGGGAGCCAGGACGCAATGCCATCACGAGCGGGCGACGGTGATACTGGCCGCTTTAGCGTATCGGGAGTGATAGTCGCAACGGCAGGCTTATTAATTGCCGGCTTGGTGGGTGTAGTTTGGAGCAACCTATCGGGCGATGTAGGAGAGCTAAAAAAAGACCAGAAAGAAATTGTCCATTCGATTTCTGAAAGTAAGATTGATATCGTCAGAAGCGTTACTGGAGTTGAGAAACAAATCGTGCAAACCAATCAGAAACTAGACGATTTCATTGCTGAGATGCGAAAGCGGCGTTGAAAAAGGCCCCCGCTGCGGTGAACGGGTCCAGCTCTTCGGATGCGGCGCCTGGGGGAGAGCACGGCCACCTGAAGAACGAACCTTGACGCCACTGGGCAGAGAAAGGCGCCGCGCGACGGTGCCGGCACGGCGAGGTGCGTCCGGGCAGACGCTCGACTTGGCCGTGCCAGGAGGTGACGGTGGGCACGAGGTTGGCGGGTGAGGGGATGGCTGGAATAGGCAGTCCGCTTAAGGCAACGCTCGCAAAGCTCTGTGCTCAGATGTATGCAAGCGGTATGCAACATTGAGACTAATCGCCCTGCATGGCGAGATACGCTCGACGCGAGCAGTGCGGAAATGAAGGGTGGAATGGGAGCGAGCCGATGACCGAACGTGCTGGTCCGTTCGATCGCCTTTTTTCGCACTTGCTCGGCCGGGCAAGCGATGGGGCAGAAGGCTCGCCGGACAAAACGACCTTGAACGAACTCAAGAAGATTGATCGCGACGATATAAATCGCCGATCTGAGGTCAGGAAGGAGCTGGAGGATGGCGCAAGGCCAAAGCGAAGAAAATTCCGTTTATGATTTTTTTTACGTTGACACAAGAAGAATTGCTCAGTTCTCAAGCCAGTTCAATCAATATGGGCATCTCACTGGTCTGACACGTAGTGTTGCGGAAACCTCCTCTGGTGGTGGTAGTGTTGGAGTTTCAAATACTAAAGTAGATAAGTCCAAATCTGAGCAGGTCGGACAGACAAGGCAATTTGATCCACAATGGCTAAATCCATTGTCGTTTTTGGAGGAAGCCGAAGAAAGAGGCTTGGTCAATCGCGGCCTCGATGAAGCTCAGATGGGCAAGTTCGTTATTACACAAGGTCAGATGCTTATATATGATGTTGAGATGCTCCGACACTCTTGGGAAAAACCTGCCATCAAGAAACTGATGAAGAGCTCGATGGATGACGAGCCACAAGGCAATCGATCAGAAAGGCGTGCTGCCGCAAGGAATCAGTCAAACGCCACGGCATCGAATCTTGACGCTCTTCTAGAATTATTGAGCATCATGCCGCATGGTTTACAAATGAGAATGTTGGGCACCGATGTAAACGTTTGGTGCAGTCTTGAAAGTCAATTTGTCACTGGAAAAACATCTGATCTAATATTGAAGCACGGAGCTATCATAAACGGCGAATGGAACATGCTAGGTATCTATGATGCCTACCCGCATGACCCGGATCAAAAATACGACAACGATCGCGAAGAAGCAGATATCGCCGGAGATGTGGCAGGCAGCTTTGTCGGTCAGCTGGCAGCCCGTATTGGAATCATGGCGCGCAATATGGGCGGCCGACCAGGGGGTGCTCACGGCATAACTCCTCTTCTAATCTTTCGAGAAGTCACCGCCTGACCGCCGCCCGGCCCCGCCCCGATCTGCTCACGGGGCGGGGGAGCGTCCGATCTCACCAGCGTGTGAGCCGAGCCGATACGCAACGCGAGTAGCGGATCAGGATGCCCAATAGTCACGATATTTCCCGCACCTGGTCTGCCAATCCGCAGAGGCTGCCCTGCAACTTCTCGCCGTGGCTACCTCCCCAATCCGGTCATTGGTCTTCGTACAAGATCGCAGACACGCATATTCAGGTTAAGCCCAATTTTGCAGCTATTTGACATCTATAGAATTCATCTTCGTACAGGAAAATCCGAGCTTGTCAGTGCTCCGTAGGCAACACACTGCGTAGTAATTACTTATCATGAACGGAGAAGCATCATTTATCGTGCTTGGCAGGTAATTGGAGCTCTGATATCGCTCAGATCAGTGTAGGCGCGCCGTATAAGCGTCTCATTGGGGGCGAGGTGATGATTAAGTACAAAAAGGCGATATGTGCGGCTATTGGGGCAGTCATACTTAGCCTTCCGTCTGCAGCAAGGTCCGACGACACTTATAATTTCAGCATTACGACATTTGACGGTGGAAATATTTCCGCCTTCGGCAGTTTCGTTTCCAACGAGAATTCGGTAATTACGTCTGTAAATGGCACGGCAATTCTTGGATCCTATACATTTAGCTTGGGGAATGTGGCTTTTGGTAATATTTATAATTCTGGGTCGTCTGGATCAAGCTCAATGCTTGCTGGGTTTGTGACAAATGGGATTAGCAATCCTGGAGCGACCGGCGGAAACATTGTAATTCAGTCGGACACTATCAATGTTTCTCAAAATTCAATTAGCGGAAACATCAATATTCAGCAAGCATACCATCAGACCAACGGCGTCGAGGATGGGTATGTGACCGACATCGCCGGTTTCTTCCAAGCGGTGCTGGCTCCGACCGGCGGTAGCGGCTCAGGGGGTGGCGCCAACAGCGGTGGCGCTCCATCGCCAGAGGTGAACGCCTTCCTCGGCCTCGCCTTGGTCGGTGGCACTGTCGCCTTCCTGCGACGCAGGCGGACTGAGTCTGCGGCTTAACGCGAACTAGCTACGGAGGAGCACGAAAGAGCCCGCCGCGGCGAACCGGGCGGGCTGAGGTAGTCTCGTCTTGGGAATGACTTAGCAGGGATTATCGCCCGGCTGCCGCTGAATCATCCCGCAAATGGGGGATGATTTGCACGAAAAAGCCCCGCGCGGCGGTGCCGGCGGGGCGAAGTGGCTCAGGGAGGAAGACTGGGCTGTCGCAAGCGGCGGGCCAGCTACGGTGGCCCCTGCATCTGCTGCGCAATCCCCGCGATGATGACGCCGATCAGCACGCCGATCCCGACGTACATCAAGGTCTCGCCGGTATGGGTCCAAAGCATCAGGCGCCTTCGTCTGGCGCGGGTGGCATGGCGATGCCGTGCTGCAGGCAGAGCCGTTCGAGCTGCTCCGCGTAGGCCATCCACCGATCGCGGTCCCGTTCCGCTTCAGCAAGGCGCTCGCCGCTTCGACCGGCGCGGTCGGCCAGTTGAGCGAAGTCTTCCGCGCGTTTCTCCCGAAACTCTTGAAGCACGTTGGCCAGATCGGATGCGGTCTGCTGTGCCGCCGAGATCCCGGCGGGCGCAGCCGGCATGAACGCATAGATCGCCTTGCTCAACAGGTTCATGCGCGGTTACCCCTCGGCTTCGGAGGCGGGGCAGGCTCCCCGCGACGCCAGGCTGCAAGCGCATCGTCCAAGTCGCTCCGGAGATTCGAAACCACGCCCCGCAGCTTTGCGATTTCCGCGCTCTGCTTCTCGATCTGACCACCCTGTTTCTCGATCACCTGGATGAGCTGAACGCGCTCGGCCTGGAGCTCACGCACCAGGATCTGGAAGCCGGAGATGCTCGTCAGCTCCGTCTGCGCCTCGACCGCGTTGGCCTCAGCCTTGTTCTTCGGCCGGGTCGCAAGCCACGTGAAGAAGGCCCCGACGATACCCGCGAACGCCGAGATGGCAGTCGTGACGAGCGGTCCCCAATCCACAATCAGCCCCTGTCATCGCGTGCCGCACCGAAGATTCGTGTGATGGTGAGGATGGCCACCGTGGTCGTGACGGCGGCGGTGAGGCCGAGGATCACCACCTTCAGGCGGTAGATCGCGATGAACACGGTGGCGGCGCTCACCAGGAAATCGACGCCGATCAGTAGGAACATCGCCCCGTAGATCGAGCAGGCGTTGGCGCTCATCGTGAGATGCGACCAGCGCCGCCACATCAGGGTCACGCCGATCGCCAAGCAGGCCACGGACGTCGTGGACCATGCCGAGACGAAGAGCATCATCATGATGGGGTCGGAGGCGAGCGCGTAGGCGCTGGGTCGGTAGTGCCCGACGCCGAGCGCGCCGAGGATCCAGGTCAGCCAGTCGCTCATGATCCGGACACCTCGATGTCGAACTCCGCCACCGGATCCGTCCACTCGCGATTGGCGCAGTGGGAGACGATCGAGACGGAGACGTGCCAGAGGCCGGCGCGCACGGAATCGGGCAGCGGGTTGTCGGGCGCGACGTTCGGGTAGGCGCGGACCTCGTCGAGCACGGTGGGCCGGCGCACGGTGACCACGGCTGGCGACACCGGGTCGGCGCTCTCGAAGACGGTCACCACCTCGCCCGCGCAGGCCTCGTGGCGCTCGAAATCGTACACGTACCGATACCGGCCCTTGTAGGGGACACGCATCACTGGATGCGGCGGGCCCTGGCCCTCGATCCGGACGTTGCTCGCAGTGATCACCGCGTTGCGGCCGGACAGAGCCTGCACGACGACGACACCCACGCCGAGCGCGATGATGCTGATGCCGGCAACGTTGGCCCAGATCGCCCAGGCCTTCGCCAGGAACGACAGGATGCGATCTCGCGGCATTGACCGGTTCCGATGGTGATCAGCGGGCGCCGCAGGCGGAGCGGATGGCGGCGTTGTGATAGCGGAGCTGCCGACGGGTCTCCGCCGTGTCCTGACGCGAGTAGAGGATGACCTTGGCCACCTCGCACAGGCGGGCGACCGGCACGGCGGAAGCGGGCGGCAGATCGCAGTGCAGGATCGCGAGCCCAAGGGCGAAGCCGACGCAGGTCATGTCCCGTCCTCGGGTCTCAGGTCGCGGGGATCGTCGTCGTTGTCGGCGGCGGCATCGCCGGCGGCCCGGGCCTTCGCCTCGGCAGCCTCGGCCGCGGCGGTGGAGGCGTTCGCCTGCCTGGACGCGCCGAGATCGCGCTGATCCTGATCGTGACGCAGGCTGTCGACCTCCTTCACGATGACGTCCGAGAACGTCCGCGCTAGGAGGCCGAGCAGCGCACTCAGCAGGGCTGAGAAGCTGAACATCACCCGATGAGCCGGACCGGATCAGCGGTGGTCGCGCCGATCGCCGTGGGCGTGGTGTGCGCCAGCGAGGCGTCAGCATCTTGCGGGAGCAGCGCGATGATGTGGTCGCGGATCGCCGACGTGCCGCCCACCCACTTGATGAACCATTCCGGCGCATGGGCAACGGCATAGTTCAGGGCGTTGGCCAGCACGGTGCTGCGCACGTCGACCGACAGCTTCATGCCCTCGGCGGCGCCCTGGACCGTGTTGAACCCGAAGGCGATGGCGCGCTCGACGAGCTGCTGGGTGAGGATGCCCTTGATCACCGAGCCGACGGCGGCGGGCAGGCGGCGGCAGGCGAAGGCGATCAGGCCCATCACCAGCGAGACAACGATTTCCTGGATGCCGGCGGCGTAGGAGGCCAGCCACGTGCCGAGCGGCACGGTGACCACCGCGGTGTCGGTCGCGGGCTGGGCGACCGTGGCGGAGGCCTCGGCGGCATGGGCCGCCAGCGGGATCAGGGCCGGCATGGAGGCGAAGGCGAGCGCGCATGCGAGCGCGCCGCTGCGGAGGAAGCGGGTCATGTCGGGACTTTCGTTTCGGGATGCGCGGCGGGCCCGGCCGGCTCGGGTCGAACTCATTCCGGAATGGAATGGGTTGGTCGTCAGCCTCCGAAGAACGGGGCGACGAACTTGCGCCAGATCCAGTTGCCGATGCTGAAGCCGGCTGGCTGGCGGTACTTCACCGGCGGCAGCTCGGGCCGCGGCGGCAGCGGGCGTGGCTCGACGGGCTTCTCGTCATCCATCACGCCACCTTGTCGTGCGCGCCGCACTGGCAGCCGCCCGGGTGCAGCTCGCCCATCCGTGCGGTGATGGCCTTGATCCAGTCCGCCTTCACGCCCGCGTTCCTGCCCGGGCAGCGCTTATGCGTCGTCTTCGGATCGCCCGCAGCGTCCTTGAAGGCCACGAAGCGCTCGCCGCCCATCACGAACGTCTTGCGCTCGGATCCGGACTGCTGATGAGCGTCCTCGAACGCCTTGCGCGGGACGATAACGCCCTTCTCCAGGGTCCACGTGTCGAGCACATGCTCGATCGTCTCCCGGGCCAGGACGTCGCCCTCGGCCGCGGCCTTGGCCAGCGCGGCGGGATTCGCCGGCACGCAGCAGGGCGAGCACTCGTACAGCTCGGCCTCGTGGATCATGTAACCGGGGAAGAAGTAGCCGCCCTGCTGATCGTCCGGCACCTCTCGGCGCTCGATCGACAGCGGCATGAAGCCGATGGAGCAGGCGCGGATGCTGCCGGCCTGGAAGTGCACGTCAAGGCGGTCGGCCATGACGTCGCCCTTCACCAGGGTCAGCGTCCCCTCGGTGCGCTTCGGCCGGCCGCCGAGCGACTTCTCCAGATCAGACCACGTGCCCACCGGCGGATCCCCGGCGCGATGTGACCAGGGCGCGACCGGATTCTTCTCGAACTCGGAGGTGTTCAGCCCGGCCTGCACGACGATGTCGCGATCGCGGTCCTCGACCTCGGCCGACATCACGAAGCGCATGGTGCGCGCCTCCTTGTCGTACCGAGCCTTCGCGAGGCCGGACGGCGCAGCCTTGATGATCACGCCCGAGTCCCGGGCGAACTGCTTGCGCTCGACGCCGCCGTAGCCGCGCGAGTTGAGGTATTCGTCGATCGAGACGTTCTTGCTCGCCATCAGGCCGCTCCTGTCGCGTCGTAGGCGAGCCGCAGGGCGGCGCCCTTGCCCGCGTTGTTGTCGGGGCTCTCGCCCTGTCCTGCGCCCGGCTGCGTGGGGTTCTGGCCAGTGCCGGCCTGGATGACCCGGCCGTCCGCGTCGATCAGGCTCATGTTCACCGGCACCATCCGCTGGTCGCCGCCGGCCTTCAGCGGATTCCAGCGGAACGGCAGCACCTCGCGCAGCTCGTCGAAGGTGCCGAGTCCGTTCTTGGCCGCCATGTCGACGAGCTTCGACAGCGCCTCCAGATCGGTCGCCATGAGCGCGACCTGGTCAAACTGCGGCGTGTACTTCGGCCACTCGGCGCGCGGCAGCAGCGAGAGCCGGAAGCTCTCCTGGATCCCGTGCGACATTGGGTGGAGACAGTCGCTGTAATACTGGCGGTTCATCGCCGCCATGTTGTTGTAGGCGACGGCCTCTAGAGCGAAGATCTTGTGCGGCGGGCAATTCATGAGCCCGCACACGCGCATGATCTGCTGGTTGAAGCTGTCCTTGCTCTCGGCCTGCTGCGCGTTGATGGCGATCGTCTTCGCCTTCAGTCCCGCCTCCAGCAGGATCGGGTCACCGTTGGCGGTGGCCTTGCGCACGCGGTCGCTGAGCTGCTGCTTCAGGCGCCGGAACGCTGCGTCGCTCTTCTCGCCGGTGTCGAACGCCGTGTCGGTCTCGAACACGATCGGCTGCTTGCCGTCGTTGCCGAAGATGTTGGCTTGGAACTCCGCGATCGCCGAGACGAGGTCGAAGATCGGCGAGCCCAGCGCGAGGTTCGAGAGGCCATAGAGGCCGTCCCAGAGCCGCCCGCGCAGGTGCACGATCCGGTCGGCCGGCACCACCATGTAGGCGTCGCCGAGCTGCGCCTCCTCGAACATCGTGCCGGCGGAGATCTCGTAGAAGAGCTTCCCGCCGGTCGAGATCCGAGCCCGGCACCGCGCCGGCTGGATCGGGATGAGCTGCCGGACCGTGCCGTCGGTGGCGATGTCCTTGTAGGCGTAGGCGTTCTGCGCGAGCTCCAGGTGGAGCCCCATCATCCGCCAGAACTCGGACCACGTGTGCCACTCGTTCGGCCGGGTCATGAGCAGCATCGCGAACCAGTGCTGATCCGCGTCGACCATCGTCCAGCCGCGGCCGGCCCGGCGCCACAGCAGCATCTCGGCCTTGGACAGGTCGCGGGCCTTCACGTCCGCGCACTGGATCGCCAACGCGATGCCGACCGCGTCCCGGCCGTAGAAATAGCGGCCGCCGCGCGTGCCGAGGCCCAACAGGTCGCTGACATCGGACCAGCCGATCTCGTCCCAGCCCTCGGCGCTATCCGCGCGCACGGGCCCGGAAACGGTGGCCAGGTCCTGGGCAGTCATGCCCGATCGCTGCCACATCTCGGCTTCGGTCTCGGCCATCGGCGACCAATCGTTCAGAGGGTGGCGAGGCAACGGTCAGTTCGCGCCGGCGAGGCCGCGCGCGAGGTAGGGATTCGGCTTCTCGACCTTGATGCCGCCGCCGATCACGCCCGACTCGTGCGCGAGCTGCGCGGCGTTGGCATTGATCAGCGCGTCCATGCCGTCGATGGAGGCCTTCGAGCCCTTCTGGGCCTTCTTCGGCAGGACGTTGTCGTTCTCGTCGTATCGGCCGACCACGTTGCCAGCCATCCACGAGGTGATCGGGTTGGCGTCGTGCTGCAGCCGTGCCGGATCCTGATGGCGGGCAACGAGGTCATCCGTCGCCCGCGTCACGTGCGCCGCGGTCTTGGCCACCGAATAGGCCGTGTGCCCGCGCTCCTCGACCGCACCCATGATGTAGTCGGCCTGGAACCGGTCGCAGGCGAAGGCGGCCACGTTGTGCCCCTCGACCATACCGAGGATGTCGGCGAGGATCGTCGGGTGGTGGACGTGGCTGCCGCGCGTCGTCGTCAGGTGCTTCGCCCGCTCCCAGGCGATGAACTGGTCCGCGTACCGGTCGTCTTGGAACCGCGGCGAGCGTTCCGGCAGCCAGTAGCGGAACACCGCGTACATCACGTCGCCCACCACGATGATGAAGGCGGCTGCGTTCAGATCCGAGGCGCTCGCGAGGTCGACCCCCACGAACATCGGGTAGCCCTTCAGCGCGTCGAGCGTCAGCTTCGGGTCCCCGCAGGCGTCCCAGCGTTCGGTCGAGAACAGGTTGCCGGCGGCCCTGCTCCAGATGTTGAGCCGGGTGCGCTTGTACTCCTGCAGCTTCGCCTCGGACCGGCGCGCCTCCCGCGCCTCCGTCTCCAGCGAGGTCGGGTTGAGCGACACCCCGAAGAGCGGGTTCAGCTTCTCGACCACGCCCGGATCGAAGCGATTCTCCTCGTCGTCGCTGTCGCCCGCGTACATGGCGAGCCGATCCGCGATCCAGCTGACCGCGCGGCCCCAGGTGTCCTCCCAGTCGTCACCTTCGCGACGCAGCTCGGCGTCGTAGAGCCGGGGGACACCACCTGGGCGGCCCTCGCCCACTCCGGCGTTGCCAGCGAGGTCGAGCGACATGATGATGCCGGAGTAGGTCACGGCCGCCGGCTCAGTTCAGCTTGCTGATGCCGGTCGCGAGCTTCTCAGCCCCGTTCCCGGTTGAGACCGCATCCAGGGCGGCGTTGCGGTCCTTGCGCGATTGCCGGCCGGCCTTGCCGTCCTTCGATTCATCCGAGCCGGACAGGGCGGCATCGCCGAGCGGTGTGTCGGCCAGACCACCCAGCGCATGCCGGATCTGGTCGAAGCTCTCGCGATCGACAAGGTCCAGATCGTTGCGCATGTCTTCGAGCTTCCGCTCGGTGGCGCGCGCCTTGATGACCGTCCTCAGCGCCTTCTTCGGGATGTGCCAAGCGGTCTTGGCCTCCTCGTAGACGTCACCGATGTCCTCGTTGATGACCGCGCATTCGGCCATGTACGTCATGTGCAGGGCGGTCTTCTTCGCAGCGAGCGCCTCGATGCGGTCGACGCATTCCTTGGTCCGTTTCGGATCGAACCCGTTTCCGTGCTGAGCTGCAGCCATTACGCACTCCACTCGCCCGGACGCGCCCCGGGCCGGCGCCCAACCCGCAGGTGCGGGGTGGGATCAGGTCGGGGTGGGATCAGGCGACGGCGTGAAGCGGCTTGCGCTGCGCCTGACCGCCGTGCTGTCCGAGGCCGATGGCCTTGGCGAGGGCAGAGCGCTTCTCGGCGTAGCTCGCGGCCACCATCGGATAGTCGGAGGGCAGGCCGTAGCGCTCGCGGTAGGCCTTCGGGTCGAGGCCATTCGCCGTGAGGTGTCGCTTCATCGACTTGTAGGGTCGGCCGTCGATGAAACTGACGATCGCGTCCGGGCTCACGGACTTGCGGATCTGCGCCGTGGTCGGCTTGTCGAGCGCATCAGCACCGGCCGCGCGCGGCTCCGCGGCCCGGGTGAGGCCGGAAATCGCGGCGTGCACCGCGCGGATCAGGCCCGGCACGTCGGCCGCCGGCACATGATTCACCCGCAGGTAGTTCGCGACGATGTTGACGGTGTAGTCGACCGCCGTGTCGATGCCGGGCGTGAGGTCGTAGATCTCTTCGGACATGGTGCTCTCCTGGGAACAGAGCGGTGGGGAAGGGGTGGTGGGGCGCGTCACGGCCGGCGCTCCAGCGTGTCGCTGCGCGGATCCTGGCCGCGATCCCAGCGGCGCGGGTCCCACTCGGCCGGCGGGCAGATCTCATCAGCGGCGGCGCCATAACGCTGGGCGGCGGCCGCGCGGCGATCCCGGTAGGCGATCAGCGACCGGATCCGTGCGTTGGCCATCGCCTCGTCGAGCTGAGCGAGCCATTCCAGCATGCGCAGGCAATGGAAACGGAGCGGCCTCATGCGCCGGTCCTCCGCTGCCAGTCCTCAGCCAGCATGGCGTCGATCGCCTGCCGCTCGGCCAGCAGCTTCAGCTTCCGCTCTTCCCGCGCGAGGTTGTCGAGCCAGGGCAGCGGCGCCGCCATCGCGCCGACGATGAAGCCGAGCCCGTAGCGGTTCAGGATCGGGCCGACGTAGTCGACCGAGGGCTTGGCCTCGCCGCTGAACCACTTCTCGACCGTGCGCGCAGGGGCGTTGATCGATTCAGCGACGCATTGCGCAGTTTTAACCGGGTGAATCTGCCGCCACTGCGCCACCCACCTTTGGGGCTTAATCACCCATCCTTGGGTATCGTCGGACCCAGACTTCCGCATGTCGTTCCCCGATGCTGTGTGCATCGGGGGTCCGACGGAGAGACCTGTGGACATGGAGGTAGCAACCGACATCAGCAGGCCTCACAACGAGGCGAGCAGCATCCAACCGAGAGGATCAGCAGATGCAGGGGGATGCGGTACGCAGAACAATCATCCGCATTTACAGGCGCGCGCACGTCTTCGACTTGGCGGAAGAGCGACGTGTGCGTGCGAAAGGCGACCCCGCGGTGGGTCATTGCGATGACACCGCGGGGCGCTCGAGCCCCGGCGGGTCTGCCGGTGCCAGGGCGAGCTGAATGGAAAGCGGCGACGCTCACGGCCACACCGCGACGACGCATGGCGGCACGTCGCGCTCGATCATCTGACCGACAACAACGCCGGCGCCGAATACGGACAGCGCCAGGATACAGCCGAGCAGTGCGAGCGACAGGCGCCAGTCACACAGACCGCAGACGACCGCGGCTTGCGGCCCGGCACTCATCGCGAGGACCAAGGCATAGCGGGCAGCTCGCCGCGATGGGCGGCGCCACGCAGGAGGCCAAGGCCGAGGATGATCGCGGCCCAGAGGGGCACCGAGAGGGTCAAGCCAACGAGGAGGCCGCGCGTGAACATGTCAGGCGGCCGCTTCTTCGATCGAGGCGACTGAGCGGTCAGGCCGCTCGCGCATCAAGTGAGCCTGCACCAGCACGTCGTTGTCGATCGCCAGGCCTCTAGCCTGCGCGGCCTCGACGATCCTCGGCCAATAGATGACCGGAATGGACTCGCGCTGGCGCATGTCACTGCCGCGCGCAGCAGGGTTCTTGGTGAACCCGCAGATCACACCGAAGGCCGTGGGGCCCCCGAGTGCAGCGATGATTTCGGCGACGGATTCCATGGCGACGAGCAAGCTACGCCTGATGCGTAGCGCCTGTCAACGCACAATGCGTAACCCCTTGTGCGAAGCGCCGATCATGGATTCGATCGCTGAGCGCCTGCAGTACCTCCGAAAGAAGGCTGGGTTCGACACAGCCACCGATGCAGCGCGCGCGTTCGGATGGGCGGCATCTACCTACCTCGGCCACGAAAACGGAGACCGGAATCCGAGCCGGGAGACGGCAAAGCGCTATGCCGCGGCCTACAAGACCAGGTGGGAATGGATCTTGGAGGGCGGCCCTCGGCTGGACGCACCGAAGGATGACACCGTGCCGATCGTCGGCGATGTCGGGGCCGGCGCTCGCATCGTATTCAACGGAGAACCGCAAGGCGGCTATGATCGGGCCCCGCGCCCGCCTGGTTCATCCCCCGATACGGTTGCCGCTCGAGTGCGGGGCGATTCCATGCCCGGCCTCGCCGAGGACGATTGGCTCATCTACTACGACGATCGCGTGCGTGGCCTTCCCGACGAGTGGATCGGTCAGCTCTGCGTCGTGTGGATCTCCGAAGACGAGGTCTACGTGAAAAAGGTGTTTCGCGGCCGCGATGGAGGGCCATACCTCCTCGTCTCGACCGGCGGATTACCGCCGATCGAAATCGACGCCATCGAATGGTCCGCAAAGGTGGCCTGGATCAAGCCGCGCTAATAATCGTCAGTCTCCGGCACATCGCCGATCCGCGCTAAAAACGTCGGTGCTGAAAATTCATCAGCGCTGCTCGGGCCTGGGCAAGAATATGCTAGAGCGCCATCGGCCTTATGTTCTGTAACGAGGCGTTCTGCTAGGCGCTTCGCGGCATCAGCGCTTGGGCATTGCCGGATGGGCGATGCGGTAAGTGCGCCTCGGTTTCCGCGGACGAACGGTTGTACAGCATGATACTGCATGTGCGCCATCACTATACCTTGTTCCAGTCCTGACGATCAGAACCTGATCTCGAAATTAGAACACAACCAGAACAAATCTACGCCGATCTGATGCAATCGGAATCTGCGTGACTCCACCGTGGGTTGGGCTGTGCGTGTCTGTGGACAACGCCTTTTGCGCGACCGGCGGAAACCCTTATCAGGTCGCTACGCAATATGCGTTGACAATCGTTACGCACGATGCGTAGTATTAGCCATCGTCGCTCAACGAGCCGATGGAGCCGCAGATGCTCACCGCCCTCGACATCTACCTCTCGCACGCATCGACGACCTCGCTGGTCGTCTACGGATCGCTCGGCGTCCTCGGGCTGTTCGGCGCGCTCTTCAGCGCCGGTAGCCTGGTCGATCACGTCGCCGCCTACCGGGCCGCCCGCTGATGGCCGCTCGCCCCCGCTTCTCCTCGACCGCCCAGGCGGTGCGTGCCTCGGCCGCCATGCGCCGCGCCATCGCCGTCGCCGGTGGCGCCGCCCGGCTCGGTCATCAGCTCGGCCTGCACGCCGTTTCGGTGAATGCCTGGACGTTCTGCCCGGCACAGCACATCAACGCGGTGGCCGTCGCAACCGGCGTGGCGCGCAGCGACCTGCGGCCAGACCTCTTTCCGCGTGCTGACACTGCCCGGCCGCTGACGCCTGATCAGGCGATCGCCGCGCATCTTGCCGCCGGCGCGCACTTCGCCCGGACCGGCCGCTGCCTCTCGGCGGAGGTGGCGTGATGTCGGACGCGCCGCAGGGGCCGAACCAAGCTGCCCACGACCTCATCCTCCGCGCGGCTCGCGAGTCGGTGCGGGTGCAGCAGTCCGTGATCAAGCGGGCCGGGACCGCAGACACGCTGACGATCCGCGATCAGGTCCGTCGCGCCCTGGCCGACGACACGATCACCGAAGCCGCCGTCGATCGCATCCTGTCCGCGCACCGCGAGGTGCAGCGGCAACGTCGAGGAGCCGCCTGATGAACGCGCCGCACCCGATCCGCGTCCAGTACGGCGCGCTCGCTCTCGCACCCGATCCCGAGCCGCTGCCGAGCATGTCCGAGGCGATCGGGCGCTTGGAGACCTCGCTGGCGATCCTCGACCAGATCGCCGAATCCGCGCTCTCCGCGGTTCACCACCTAGGTCGCGCCACGATGGCCGGCGCCGGCCTGCGCTCTGACTGCGCGCGCCTGGAGGACGTCGCTGCAAAGCTGGCGGACGTTGCGCGGCGTACCGAGGCCGCGCGGGCGCGGGTCTCCGGAAAGCTGATGGGCGTGCCATGAGCGCCGCCTCTCGCTACGCGCAGACGCTGGACGTCGCGGCCCGGCAGCAGCTCGGCATCCGACTGCGGGATGCTCGCGAGGCAGCGCGCCTTATTGGCCGGCAGCAGTCGCCAGCGTTGCGCCGGGAGATCGGCGCCGTGCTGAAGGCCGCCCGGGACGCAGCCGGCCTGTCGCAGACCTTCGTGGCCCGTCACCTCGGCATCTCGGCGGCGATGGTCTGTTTCTTCGAGACCGGGCAGCGGCGCGTGCCGCTTGAGCGGCTCGGTGAAGTGGCCAGCATCTACGGTCTGACGCCAGAGCAGCTCGAGCAGCCGCCGGTCGTCACGCGCGACACGGACGAAGCGCAGATCGTCCTCGCGTTCCGCCACCTCGCTGATGCCGACCGCCGCGCCCTCCTGGAGCTGCTGCGGCCATGAGCAACGCCGTCTCACCGTCCCGCAACGCGTCCTTCGGAGCGACGCCCGTGCACTTCCCGCCCTTCATCCCCGCCGAGGTCGTCATGGCTCGCGCCGTCATGCCCGCTGATCACCACGTGCGTCCCGAGCCGATGTCGGCCGAGCGCGCAGCCCGGGCCCTCTACGACGCGGGCCACCGCGCCATCATGGCGAGCGCCTCCGACAGGGATCTGAGCATCGCCATCGTGCGAGCCTTCCCGCCGACCGAGCGCTTCGGCGACGCGCTGAACACGCGGTCGGCCATGCAGGCTGTCCGCTACCACCTACAGCAGATCTGCGCGGCGGCCCAGGCCGACAAGCTGGATCCGGAGCACCTCGATGCGGTGAAGCGGGAGACGGCGCGCTGCGCCCGTCAGATGGGCGACAAGCCCGCGGCCGAGGCAGCTGAGTAAGCGACATGACCCTGCTCGCCCCCGACACCATCGAGCGCTCGTCCACCGTGCGCGTTCACGCCGACCTCTACCAAGGCACGGACGAGTGGATCGCGGCCCGCTGCGGGATGCTCACCGCCAGCGAGATGTCGCTGATCCTGACCCCGACCTTGAAGGCGGCGAAGAACGAGAAGGAGCGCTCGCACCTATACGAGCTGCTCGCCCAGCGGATCACCGGCTTCGTCGAGCCGCGCTTCGTCAGCGACGACATGCTGCGCGGTCGGGATGACGAGGTCGAGGCGCTCACCCTCTACGCGCGGCACTACGCCGAGACCGAGCACGTCGGCTTCATCACCAATGACCGGTGGGGCTTCACGCTCGGCTACTCGCCGGACGCGCTGGTCGGCCGCGACGGCCTCGTGGAGTGCAAGTCTCGCCGGCAGAAGTACCAGGTCGAGACGTTCCTGGTGCACGTCGTCGAGGGCACAATCCCGTCCGATTACCTGCTTCAGATCCAGACCGGGCTCCTCGTGTCCGAGCGGTCCTGGTGCGACCTCGTCTCGTATTCCGGCGGCCTGCCCATGGCGGTGATCCGGACCTACCCGGACGAGAAGGTCCAGCAAGCGATCGTCGAGGCGGCCGGCGACTTCGAGCGCCGCATCCGGGAGGCGATGGACCGCTACCGGGCCTCCGTCGCGACCTCCGGCGCCATCCCGACGATGCGCATATTCCGGGAGATCCAGGCATGACGGACCTGTCGCAAACCATCGCGCCGAAAAGCGACCAGCTGAACGCCGACGACCTGATCGGCGGCCCGCGCACCATCAAAGTGACGCGCGTCTCCGCGATGAAGGAGCCGGATCAGCCGATCGCGATCTACTTCGAGGGCGACAACGGCAAGCCGTACAAGCCGGGCAAGTCCATGCGCCGTGTGCTGGTGCGGATCTGGGGCGTCGATGGCAGCGCCTACGCTGGCAGGCGCATGACGCTCTACCGGGACGACGCGGTGCAGTTCGGCGGCGTGGCGGTCGGCGGGATCCGGATCAGCCACATGTCCGGGCTTTCATCGGCGGTGACGATGCCGCTCACCGAGAAGCGCGCAAGCCGCCGGCCTTTCACGGTCAAGCCGCTGCCGGAGGAGCAGGCCTCGAAGCGCGAGGACGATCGCCAGCAAGGCTCGAAGCGGACGCTGGAGGACGTGGCGCGCGAGAAGGCTCGGAGCGGCCAGGAGGTCTACGATGAGTGGACCGCCCGCCTGAAGCCGGAGCAGGCCGAACGGCTCGTCGACATCCAGGACGACATCAACCGGCTTCTCGACGAAGCGGATGAACGCCGACGCGAGGAAGTCGGAGCCGACGGCTTCCCAGGCGATACGCCGGCCACCGAGAGAGCCGCGTGATGGGCGCGGACACGAGGGCGACCCTCGACCTCTCCACCATCGACCCGCTGCATCTCGCTCTGGCGGCCGAGACGGCGGCGCGAGCCAGCCTCGACGCCGCTGGCATCTTCGGCGCGTGCAGCGAGCGGCCCACCGCCCGACCGACCGTCCGCATGATCGAGCACGGCCAGGCCATGGCAACCCTCGCGCGGCTCATGGCCGTGCTGGGACAAAACTGGGAGGTGATCGAGCCGGTGCTGGAGGCCTGCCTGCGGGGCGACATCGTCGCCATCGAGGAAGCCGCGCCGGTGCGCGCTGGAAGGGACGAGCGGCCCGCGCTCGCGCTGGTGGCACGATGAGTCTCCGCTCGGCCACACTCCACGACCCCTACCTCGTCGGCAACGGCGCATGGTGCTCGTCGTGCTGCCCGGATGGGGCGCCAGCTGGCTTGGACCGGACCCGATTCCGCCGCGGCTGCAACAAGTGCGGCGGAAACGGCCGCGTCGCTTTCTCCGCCGAGATCATCGTCCGGATGACGCGCTCCGGTGGCGTCCAGCCCTATCCGCCGATCATCGCCCGCAAGTCCGGACCTGCGCGGCGCCTTGAGCGAGTGCGGCCGGTGCTGCGCAGGAGACCAGCATGAGCGCTTTCGGATGCCCCCACTGCACCCGCACGTTCGCCGACACCAACGGCCTGTTCTGCCACGTGAATGCTCGCCACGGCCGAAGGGCGGCCCGAGCTGCCGTCCCCAAGCACCCCTCTGTGATCGCCGAGAACGTCCGCACCCGCAACGCGGCGCATCGGGCGGCCAACCGCAAGGCTGAGCCCAGCATGGCCGACCTTGTGATCGAGGCGCACCTCGACCGGGCGATGGGCCTGCCCGTCGATCGCGACATCGCGGAGATGTTCGATGTCTGAGGGCCCGACCTCGCACCTCCCATGCCCCCGCTGCGCCGGCACTGGCTGGGACAGCCACGACGACCGGCGCGTCGAGATGGCCGCTGCGTGGTCTCACACGAAGTGCGGCGGCAGGATCATGGCCTGCGCTTGCACGACCAAGCTGAACGCCATGGCGGCCGTCACGACCGCGTCGACGAGGCGGCTACGCACGGTGGCTGGCTTGGTCATCGGAAGCTCCCTCGTTGCGGCCGCCGGTGATCAGCTCCGTTGGGACAGCCTTATGGCTAAGCTCAGTATCGCTAAGATTTCGTGGATTGTTGCATCGGCCGTGGCGCCTCGCACCACACCCGCCGCCGCGTTCGGGGAGCGGGTGAGCGCGGGGGAGCGGGGATGAAGCCTAACGCTTGCCACATGCTGGCCCCGGTCCCCCGCTCCGAGGCCGAGATCTACCGAAGCCTCCGCAGCACGCTCAGACGCTCACACGATCATCGCGAGCACCACCGCCACCAGGATCAGCAGCGCTGCACCAATCCAGGGCGCCCAGCGCCGAAGCTTATCCTCGCGCATAAAGCCCTCGATCTCGCCCGGCCCTGTCTCTCGCAAGCCGAGTGCCTAGCAGCGCACCGGGCTGGGCGCATCGCCTCTCGAACCGCGGAGTAGCCCCATGGCCGAAACCACAATCACGCGCGAGATGATCGAGGCGGCTGCTGCAGCGATCGCCAATGCCCGGGGCGGCCGACTCGGCGCTCCCGAGATCGTCAACGTCCTCGACATCCTGCCGGAGAAGCTCCTGGCGGAGGTCCTGGAGGATGCCGAAGCCGCTCTGAAGGCCGCCCTCGCGACGGGAGGCGCCCGTCATGGCTGAGCCTGTCAACCAGAACACCGAGCGCACAGACGGTGAAACCGGCTTAACCCAGGTTGCGCAGGTTCCAGCAGGGCCGCGCGGCTACGTGCTGGTGCCGTGCCACCCGCTGCCGGAGATGCTCGGCGCCTTCTGGCGCACGAAGAACACCGGTACGACAGAGATCGGCGGCGAGCACCAGGACAGCAGCGACGTGGCGGCCTACCGCGCCATGCTCGCCGCGGCGCCGCGGCTCGACCCAGCTTCGATCGCCGCCGCCCTCGACGCGGCAGCCGACGCAGCCGGGAAGGACGCCGTCTGGTGCTCATCCGACGAGCGCGCGATCGCACAGGCTCAGCGCGCGGCTACATACCGCCGCCTCGCCGCCGTGCTGCGCGAGCCGGGCTTCGGGGACGGGCGGTCGTGAAGCGCTATGCGAACATCACCCCGATTGAATCACGCTGTCGCCATGTCACTTGGACATCCCGGATCTCGCCGCTGTGTTTCACAACAAGAGTGAAAGTCTCGGGAATATCGTGTGGGTTTAAGACCTTGAGCTCCGCGCCTCCTTCAGAGCGACCGACCATCGTGCACGGCATCCGTCCCCTAGTCGTGAGAACATACACCAGCAAGATCGTTGCTTCACGTCGGCTGTCTGTGAAATCCTGCGTCACAATTCGATCCTATGAAGACATGGTTATATTAAATCAATACATCGACGACTCGAGCGGCCCGAGCGCTGACATTCTGCGTCGCGGGTGGGGGCGCGTGCTCCTCAATGGCGACGGGGACGAATCGCCGGCTATTGCTGGGCAGCCCTTCCCGCGCCGCCTGCAGCTGTGCCGCGCGAAGCATCGTAAAATAGTTGTCAGTCGAAACGCTGATCATGAATTGCGCCTCCACTCAAAGGCATTATTACTTTCGAGGATTAAAAGGAGCTTAAAGCCAAATTTTGACTGTAATAATGTATGTAGAGGCATAACGGCGCAGGTGCGTCGATGATCGGCCGCGCATACCTCGAAGCGGGCTCGCTCGTCCGCGTGCTGATCCGCTGGGGCAAGACCGGCGCCGGTCCGTCCGCGCCGATCGGCAAGTTGGACGGCTCCAGCTGGGGCCGCCGACGCGCCCCGCACAACGTCCTGATCGAGCGCCAGGATGGCAGCCGGGTGGTCCGACCGTTCCGTGGCCTGCGCAAGCTGCCGGAGGTTCGCCTTGGCTGAGCCCGACATTCAGGTGGCGAATTTCAGGCCGAGCTTGCGATCTTCGCGCCAAAGCACCAGGCAACGCTCGTCGAGGCGTAGCCCCTCTGAGATCAACCTAAATGTACCTGGAAGTGCCGTATCTGGGCCAATCTCGATCGTTGCTATGGATCTACCCAGATCCGAAACGAGGCAATCGCAGAAATCCTGCGGCTCACCGAAGAGTATTCTGCCGGTCTCCAATGCGGATCCGTGCCGCTCGAATCTTCGATGTTCGGCCATGACGCTCCTCCCTGGCGTCGGATCTAGCATCATCGGCGCGGGGAATAAATCTGTGTTGGCTTTGAATACATTACTCTCTACGGCCGACGCGCTCGACATCGCGGGGGCGGCATGAGCGCAGAACGCGATGAGAAGCTCGCCGAGGCGCTGGACTACCTGCGCATGCCCGAGGTGACCAAGGCCAAGTATGCCGTCGTGCCGGTGCAGGGCGATCGCCAGGCCGTGGCCATCATCGAGGGAGTGATCGCCGACATGCGGGCCGATCGCGCCCGCCTCCTCATCGCCTTCCACGACGCGATCCGCCGACCGCTCGGCGTCACGCCGGACAGCGGCGCCGAGTTCTACGATCCGCGGATGGCGGATGAGGCGGAGGGACGCCGGCGGCTCAAACAGGCCGGCGGCCGCCATGCGTACCGGCCGCACAAGCTCTACCCGCATTTCTGCGCGCAATGCGGCTACGCGCAGCGCGAGGCGCTGATGCATCTGCCGGCTGACGACGCCGGGCTGAACGAGCGGGGAGGGGGCAGTGCCGCGTAGCGTCCGTGCCTCGGAGGAAGGGAAGGGGAGAGCCGTGCCTTTGCCTGCGAGCCGATTGCTCACGCTGCCTGAGGCGGCGGCCTACTGCCGGCTTTCGGCGCCCGCCTTCGAGCGAGCCTGCCCGGTGACCCCTCTGTCGCTGTCGCCCGACGCGCGTCTCGACAAGCGGCTCCTGCGCTACGACCGCAAGGCGCTCGACCGGTGGCTCGACGGGCTGTCCGGACTCACGGACGATGCTGCAGATCCAACCGACTGGGGCGCGAAGGTATTCGGGTGACGACACGACACAAGATCGCGGGCGTGAAGCGGTTCTGGTCCGCGAAGGCCGGGAAGACCTATTACTACCACCGAGCGAGCGGTGCCCGCATCCATTCCGAGCCGGGCACGGCGGCCTTCGTTAGTGAGGTTGACCGGCTCAACCAGGCCTGGAAGGCGAAGGCCGTCGCCAAGAACACGCTGGGCCACCTTATCGCGGAATACCGGAAGACGCCGGAGTACCTGCGGCTGAAGCCCATCACGAAGGCCGACTACGAGCGCGTCCTGATTATGTTCGAGAAGGCCGGCGGCATGCCGCTCTCGGCGATCACGCGGGCGCAGGTATTCACATGGCGGAATCAGGCGTTCGCCAAGCACAAGCGTCGGTTCGCGAACTACGTGGTGCAGGTTCTCTCCCGCATGCTCGGCGTCGGCGTGAACCTCGGCCTGTTGGAGACGAACCCGGCGCTGCGCGTGGAGAAGATCCGCAAGGCGACCGGCGAGAAGCATCGGAACAGGCCCTGGACGAGCGACGAGCGTGAAGCCGTGCTCTCGGCCGCGCCGATCCAGTTGAAGGCACCGCTCGCCTTCATGCGCTATCTCGGCGCGCGATTGGGCGATGTGCGCACGATGCCGGCGGCCGCGTATCAGGACGGGATGATCACCTTCCGGACGGGGAAGGGCGACGTCGAGGTGTGCGTGCCGTGTCCGGCGCCGCTCGCTGCGATCCTCGACCAGCGCCTCCCGAGCCGGACGCACCTGTTCGTGACGTCTGAGGGCACGCCCTGGACCGATGGCGGTTGGAACGCCTCGTGGCGCAAGCTGCGCACGCGACTGGAAGATGCGGGCAAGGTGCGTCCCGGCCTCACGGCGCACGGGCTACGACACAGCGTCGCGACTGATCTGCGCGAGCTGGGAAAAACGGATCGGGAGATCGCCGACATCCTCGGCCAGCGCACAACCTACGCCACGCCGGTCTACCACCGGACCGCCGACATGAAGCGCTCAAATGCGCGCGTGATGGGCGAGTTGCACGGGGATGACCGTTCCGACGAAAAGTCAAACTCGGTGGCAAACTTGCCGAGTTGAGCAGCGGTCGATCTAGCTAAGTTATTGATTTATCGGTGGCTGGGGGACCTGGATTCGAACCAGGACTAGAGGAGTCAGAGTCCACCGTTCTACCGTTAAACTATCCCCCAAGCTATGTTCTGGCTGAGCCTTCTGACAAGCTGATCGCCAGGCACGACCCGCGTTGCATGAGCAGCCCGCGGCGTGGGCGGTGGGATAAGCGGAATGTTCCGGCAGGTCAACCGGTCGTTCAGTGGTTGACGCGGGAACGAACACGGCCCTAACCATCGCCTTGTGGATCCCGCGAAGGAAGGGTGGCCGAGTGGTTTAAGGCAGCGGTCTTGAAAACCGCCGTGGGGGCAACTCCACCGTGGGTTCGAATCCCACCCCTTCCGCCAAATTTCGTTGTTTCGACTGCATAATTCCCGGACCTGGCGCCTGTAACCCACCATCTACCCCACCAGCGTGGATTCGATGGCCACCAACCCCTCCGTCTCCGAACTGCGCAAGGCCGCCGAGATCTCCGACCAAGAGATCGATGCTGCTATCGACGCGGTGCTGGCCGACCTCGCCGCCAATGCCTATCCGCTCGCGAAGGGCTGGACGCTCGACCTAGTCGAGATGCTGCAAACAGACGAGCGCGCGGCCGATGCACCGAAGACCGACAAGGCGGCCTGGAAGCGCGACATGGGCCGGACCGCGATCCTGCTGGCGCATCCCGTGAAGGGGTGAGCGCGGACGAGCCCGACTCGATCCTTGAGGCTGTCGAAACATCGCGAGCCGCCGGGCGCAGACCCAAACCGTGCCCATGCGTTCGAGGTAAACCGTCACGCACGCGATGCGGCGGCGGTGTCGGGCCTCAGCCACGCTCGACCACAGGAGCGCACAGGCGAGCGCCAGCGCCGCGAAACAGCGGGTCATCATAGATCTCTTGGCTACACGAAGGCGATTTTACCAGCAATTCCACGCGCGAAGTGCTAAATAAGGCGGGATTATTGATTTTGTTGGGGCGATACATATTCGCCATCAGACGAGAGCCACTTGCGCAATGGAGATGTTGGTAGTTAAGGCCGGCAGCGATCGCACGCGGGGTTTTATCTACGTAAACGATGCGGATACGCTAGCGCGCATAATATATTGATCGGATCTAAACATTAGGTACCGTGTATGTTGTCTCGATTTATCGATCGCAGATTCGTTTGGGAGTCGTGAAATGAATTCGGCAAAAAAATCTTTGAGCGCCATGTCGTTCTTGGGTTTGGCCCTCTTCTCGATGCCCTCCAGCGCTCACGCCTCCTTATTGGATGTACTTTTCGGTAGTGGGGGTGGCGGTGGTCAGCAAGGAGGCGGCAATACGGGCGGAGCCCCGTCTCCAGAAGTGAATGCTATGCTCGGGTTAGTGCTGGCTGGTGGTACGGTCGCCTTCCTCAAGCGCCGGAAGAGCAAAGCCAAGGCTGAGTGAAGCGGCGCAAGAGGGGTGCGGGTCATTATCCTTGCTGATGTTCCGCAGCCCTATGCTGGCGGCGCGCATCAGTCGCTCTCCTCGGCGGAGAGGTGCAGGGTCACTGCCGAGGAAGTCGCCTGGAATGGGTCGTAGTTAGCCAGCGTGCTCAGCAGCGAGATGACCGCCGGGTTCGTGCGGCTCTCGCGGACCAAACCCGTGACGGTGATCGTCTTGTCGGCGTTCAGCGTGAGGCCGGAAAGGCGGAAGACGTAGTCCCTCGTCCCGGCGGCTTGGATCGCGTGCCGGATTACCGGCAGCACCGCGAAGTACCCGGCAGGGATGGTCGCTGAGACCACGCCGCCCACCGGCACGTTGACGGCCTTCGCCCAGGAGCCCGCCGTGATGCCTGCCGAAATGCACGCTCCAGTCCGGGGGCTGGCGCTGAAGGCTCTACGCGCAGTCGCGGCGAACCCCGGCGGCCTCCGGACGCAGGCTCGCCCGTCCATCATGCCGATTCTGGTCGACATGGGGCTGGACGAGTCGCGCGTTACCCGCGGCCCAGGGCGCGCGCGGTCGGCGTGGTACTTGATGCACGCCGGTCGCCAGCTGCTGTCCCAACTCGGGCGGCACCGAGGTGCGGGCCGACTGAGCAGCGGGTGTCCGGCTACGTGCTGGCGGTCTGCGACGGCCGCTCCCGCTTCCGCACGATCCGAGCCCGGTCGCGCGGTGTGACCATGTGCGTCGGCCATTCCTGGCACGCGGCCTCAAACGCCGCGAGCGCGAGGGCCAGCGGGTAGATCGTGGCGAGGTGCAGCTCGATGTTGCCGCCGACCTCCTTCCAGACTTCGATCGTGTAGGGCACGCCCGGCGGCACTGGCGGGATCTGCTTCACCGGCGGCGGCAGCGTGATCGCGGCGAGGCACAGGTGCTCGTATTTGCGCGCGGTGCGCAGCGTTCCGCCAAGCCCTTTCCCGGTCGGCCATCTAGGTCACGGCCACGTCGGCGAACGTGACCGGTGCCGGCAGGGGCGGGGGCGCGACCGCCGCAGCCTTCGCGTCGATCGGGTCGATGCCCTCGGCGATCTGCGCACGGGCGTCCGCGGCCATCTCGGGTGCCCGGGCCAGGGACACCGCATTTCCGGAGCCGAAGCCCCTCTCGCGACGGTTGCCTCGCACTTGGTAGAGCATCGCCCAACGCCTCGATCCGCTAGGCTCGATTACGAGGTCGAGGCCGCCGCCGTCGGCGTGCCGGCCGGGCTCGTTCAGCGTCTGGACCCTGCGAGCCGAAAGGCGGTTGAGCTCGCGCGCCATGTACCCGACCAGCTACCCCACCATTCGACGCCGATTGGCTCGGATCGTAGCGGACACCCGTGGAATTTTTTCCCGTGAGCGGCTTGCTATCGCAAGGGAAAATCGACAGTGGCGGACGTTGATGGATCGGACTTCGGCAGACACCCCTTCCGCGAGCTGGAGGTGTTCAGTCAATCAATCCGAATATCTAAAGGCTCACTACCTGTCAGAATCGACCCTATCGAAACGGTCTGAATTCTGGCTCCGTTATTTGGCGTATTCTAGTGTTTCAACAGCCTCTTTTTCGCCGGCACATGCTCGCGAACAGGCTTTGGGTCCACATATTTTACTCCCTCGGCAGGATCGAGATGGAACGATGCGCCGATGCAGTCTCGGCGGCGGTGATGATCCGCACGCGCGCAGCCAATAGAGATCATCGTCGCGATGGACTTGCCTGCCGCGCCCTCCGTCATGCTATGACCGTCCCGATACACGGCCGCGTCCGAGTTGCATGCGCGTGAGGCCACACACCGATGAGTAGGCGTCTGGCGGCGATCCTCGTGGCCGACATCGTCGGCTACAGCCGGCTCATGGGCGCCGACGAGGGCGGCACGATCCGGCGCCTCAAGGCCCTGCGCCGCGAGGTCACCGATCCGGCCATCCAGGCCGCCCAGGGCCGCATCGTCAAATCCATGGGCGACGGCCTGCTCGTGGAGTTCCCCAGCCCGCTGCGCGCCGTCACCTGCGCGCTGCGCATCCAGCAGGCCATGGCGCAGCGCGAGCCCGCCCTGCCCGAGGAGCGCCGCTTCCGCCTGCGCTTCGGCATCACCGTCGGCGACGTGCTCGCCCAGGCCGACGGCGACCTGTTCGGCGACGGCGTCAACGTGGCCGCCCGCCTGGAGCCGCTGGCCGAGCCGGGCGGCCTGTGCGTCTCGCGCTCGGTCCACGATCAGGTGCGCGACCGGCTGCCCTGCCGGTTCGAGGACCGCGGCAAGCTCGATCTGAAGAACATCGCCCGGCCGGTGGGCGTGTTCGCGCTCTCGGCCGCGGCCGTCCAGGCGCTGGTCCTGCCCGAGGACGAGGACGACGACGAGGATCTGCCCGGAGCCGGGGCGCGCGCGGCCGGGCCGGCGGCGGGG